AGAGCTGCCGGGCGATGCGCCCGGTGATGCTGTCCAGCTCCACGCCGTACAGCCTGGACGCGGCCATGCTCTCCGGCAGGAGGCCGAAGAAGTTGCCGACGCCGCAGGACGGCTCTGTTGCCGTCCTATAAATGATACAATGTAACGAAGTCCAAAATGTACTCTCTTAACGATGAACCTATGCTGGGTGCAAATGCACCACCCTCATAACGATTTATGTGCAATCGTTATGAGGGTGTCAAAAAACTATATGCCAATTATGTTTTAATTGCCAACAACACAATTATGAAAACGGAACCAAATAATTTTGAAGGCTTTCTGCGAACGCCAATAAGCCTGAGACGCACACTTTAACGGACTTTTCAAGAGCATATCTCCATTCTACAAAGGAGTCCCCATCTTCTGCTAAAAGTTCATGTAAATCTTTATTTTTTTCTTTTGAGCTGTAAATTTTCTCTATGTCATTCTGAACATCTTGCGGAAGTTTTGAAAATAACTCATCCAACTTATGTCCCGTTTCAAATGTATTATCCTTCGACTTATACAGCATTATTGCTTTAATGTACAATTCACTTGCCAAGGCACAATTAACCGTAAAAGGATACATTATTCCACCAAGAAATCCACCCAGGTCATTTTCCGGCGATAAATCTTTGGCGACACGCAAAAATGCGTCTGCACAATTTTTGCATACATCAAAATCGCCAGTGCTGTTTTTTCCCATCACTTAATACCTCCATTTTTCAGTGATTTTATAGTCCGAATTTCACTCGATATGCTTCTGGGTTATCCATATATTCTTTATATTTTTCCCGTAGGCAGTTTCCGCACGGACGGAATCCAGCTGCAAGAGCCGTTTTCTCATCAGCAAAGAATACGCGGGACTTTTCATAGCTTCCCGGAAATCTCCTAATGGTAGAAAGTGCAGACGGGCAATCAAGCCGACCGTAAATTTTCAGCTTACCGTTTCCGCCCAAAGTTCCAGGCGTTTCGGAAAGATAGTCTTTGCCATCTGCCCCCATGAGTTTATACAGTTTCTTTTCTGCCATTGCCATAACCTCCCCGATCTCTGTACGATAATAGAGCAGCATTTTGCGCTGGTTGATGAGCTACAAATTATTCATGTTCTTGCTGTTTCAACTCTTTTATAGTTTTTCCGTCAGTGTTCAGCCACATAATATTCCCATTTGCAGTGCCTCCAATAATGCAGGCAGCAGCAATCGATGTACTGTTAAAGTGAACGTCCTCCATGAATACGCCATCCTTTACTTTACCCTCTGTGACAAGCCGCATCCGCATAGCCCTGATATATTCATGGCAAGACTTTGTTTCAGCCTGGCAAAACCCGGAGCCTTTGCAAACAGTGAAACCATCATCTGAAATCCAGCCGAAAGCAACAGCCTTTTTTCCTGCAAGATGGAATAGCTCATGATCGGAAGTCAGTTCTTGTGGTGGAGTGGTCTCACCTTTTTTACAGCCAATCGAGCTGCCGGAAGATTCCTGCTGTGATGCGTCCATGTCTTTTAGCGAGATACCGCTTTTGTTTTTCCATTCTACAAGACCGTTCGAGTTTCTACCACAAACAAAAGTAGATGCATAAGAAGGACTACCAAACAGCACATCTTTCTGCAAAATTCCGTCTGCGTCAATGGATGCGGCGTGTTGTTCACGAAGCTTTTTTATCCCTTGTGGAGCGTAATCCGCAACCTTTGGATAAACGAAGCTGCCTTTCAGAACCCAGAAGCCGTCGGACGCCAGCTTTCCTGTTGCATTCCCTCCCTTGCCATGATTGCGGGAGAAATACAACAATACATCCTGTTCATCGCTTTTTTCGGATTGGGAAGATTTCAACGGCTCAAATGCCATATGCCCAAGCGCTGGAACCACCAGCAACGCATTGATGATAAACTCCTCCAGCAAATCCCGCGTCTGCTTCGACATAGGTGACTGCGGAGGGGTATTTCCATTTTTGACAAGGTATCGGTCAGCATCTTTTGCTATGGTATAAAAACGGTTTTCCAGATATTTAATGCGCCCTTTTTCCAAGGTGCCGTCAGGCGTGATAAAAATAATGGCTTCTGTCCAGTAACTGCCATCCTTTTCAAAATCATGCGGCTGTGTAAGGCGCTTTAGGGCATCGTCACCTTCGCCGATATAGACAAACTGCCGCCAAGTGGAATCATCCCGTCCAAAAAGGAAGTAAACGCCTGGTGCGCGTAATTCCGTTAAGTCAGCAAAACAGTCTTTCAACATTCCTCTCGGAATCTTGTAGGCGATACCATTCCAATTGGAGAGTGTGGCTTGCCACCTCCCTGCAGCGGAACCGTCCATAAGATATAAACTGATGCTTTTCCCAAGTGATGGCATTACCTGTTCCTCCTGCTTTTCCTTTAATCCGTACTTCTTTTTACATAGGTCAATTCAATGTCGTATCCCAGTTTTTCCAGAATCTGAATGAAAGTCCTGTTGACAATATTCTCATTCTTTTTTATCAGCCGATTCACATAGGACGGAGTGATTCCCACACCCTCGGCAAGTTTTGCCTGTGTGGTTTCCGCTTCAATACACTTTACTTTTACATCGACTTCTATATTGTTCTTCAACATAATTTCCACCTTGATTATTTTTTGAAATAAATTGTACTATCTGTTCAATTTATTGTACCATACATTTGCGGAGATTTCAATCCCAGCACAAAAAAACACCCCGCCGAAGCGAGGTGTCAATTCCTGTGCTGTACTCTATGCTATGATTTCTGTCCCGTCACGGAAGGTTACCGTAATGTCTCTTTTTCTGCCAACCGTAACGAAATCCACCATACTGCTCCAGAGCCGCTCGTCAAAATCGGTCAGGATTCCATCTTGCGCTTGCATGATCCTGATGAAGTTCAACAGCCGTTCGCTCTGGGCTACCTTTGCGGTGATGGTTTCGACCACTTCATCATGCCGCGCCTTGGCGGCATCGTAGCGTTCCATCAAAGCATTGTAGCGCTTCTGGTATTCGTCCTGGTTCTGCACGATACGGGCGTTCTCGGTAATAATGCCCTGTGCCATCTCTACCACTACGGACATCTCATCTTCCAACGTGTGCTTTTCTTCTTCTAAGGCATACGTCGAGCATAGGGTCTGGCGGATGATTTCTGCATTTGCGATAATCTCCGCCCTCTCGGATACCAGCTGATTGTAAGCGGACACGAAAGCCGCCTTAACCTCATCTTCCGTCACATGGGGAGTTTCGCATCTTTTCTCCTTGTCCGCATATTTCCTGTTGCAGCGATATATCACCCTGCGATATCGGTCGGTCGAATGCCAGACCTTGGAGCCGAACCAGCCACCGCAATCCGCGCATTTTATCTTGTTCGAGAATATGCTGACGCCGCTGTAGCGAGAACTGCCGCTCCTGCGTTTTTCCAGTTCCGCCTGTACCAAATCGAACACCGCAGGCGGTATGATGGCTTCATGGTTACCCTCCACATAATACTGTGGAACTTCGCCCTCGTTCTTTTTCATCTTTTTGTTGAGAAAATCCACCGTGAATTCTTTCTGCAAAAGGGCATCGCCCTTATACTTCTCATTGGAAAGCATACGGCGCACCGTCTGCTGGTTCCACACATTTTTGCCGCCTGGGGTTTTGATGCCCCGCTTGGTAAGCTCCGCTGCAATGGAATGGGGACTCATGCCTTCGAGGAACAGGGAGAAGATGAGCCGCACGGTTTCCGCCTGCTCAGTATTTACCACAATCGTGCCGTCAGGTCCTTTGTCCAATCCGAGGACCCGGCTGTAGGCAAAGCTGACCTTTCCATCGGCGAACCGCTTGCGCTGCCCCCAAGTAACATTCTCAGAAATGGAGCGGCTTTCTTCCTGCGCCAGCGAGGACATGATGGTAATGAGCAGTTCGCCCTTGGAATCCAGCGTCCAGATGTTCTCTTTCTCGAAGTAAATTTCAATGCCCTCATCTTTCAGCTTCCGCACCGTAGTAAGGCTGTCCACGGTGTTCCGCGCGAAGCGGCTCACACTCTTTGTGACAATAAGGTCGATTTTTCCGGCGAGGGCATCCGCTATCATGGTTTTGAACCCCTCGCGTTTCTTGGTATTTGTTGCCGAGATACCTTCATCCGTATATATGGCGACGAACTCCCAATCATTCCGGCTCTTGATGTAATTCGTGTAATAATCAACCTGTGCCTCGTAGCTGGTGGTCTGATCCTCATGGTCCGTGGAAACACGGGCATAACCGGCAACGCAGCGCTTCCTTGTGCTGTTGATGGGAGCGGCGGTATATTTGCTTATGGTGGCGGGTATCGCCGTTACTTTTCTTGCCATTCGCCGTCACGCTCCTTCCGCTGTATAAACTCGTTGAATCCCATACCCGTGCCGTTTCTGCCGCCGCGACAGTTGTATTCGCTCCATAGAGCCTTGCGCTCTGGCGTCCACATGGTTTTCTTGGCATTGGATTTCCACTTGACGGATTTTACCTCGCCGTCATAGAAATGGAACTCCATCGTGTCTTTTCCGATGATGACTACGCTCTCAATGCGCTCCGCAAAGGCAACGCCGTCAAATTCCTCTGCACCGAGGACATCGGCGCAAACACTTTTCAGCAGCTTTTCGGGAATGTCCCGCGCTCCGCAGCTTTTGCCCCTGCCTTTTTTAGAGCCGCAAGTCCAAATGACATAGCTGCCCTGTTTCCGAGCGGAACGCACAAGGCTCCGCCCGCAGTTCCCGCATTTGATTTTGGCGGAGAAAAAGGACAGGTTCAGCGACTTGTTCGCGAAACAGCCAAGCTCCTTGCGCCGAGCCATTTCCTCCTGCACATAATCAAAAGTGGCTTTGTCGATGATGGCTGGGTGCGTGTCCTCCACATAGTATTGCGGCAGTTCGCCGTGGTTCTTCCGCCGTTGTTTGCTGATAGGGTCCGCAATGTATTCTTTTTGCAGGAGCATATTGCCCGTATAGGTAATGTTGGTAAGGACAACCTTGATGTTGGAATCCACCCATCGGCAGCCATCCCTCGTGGTAATGCCCTCGGCAGCAAATTCCCTTTCCGTTTCCAGCCGGGATTTCCCATCAAGGAAGTTTTGAAAAATCCTACGGACAACAGCGGCTTCCTCCGGCACAATAACAAGCCCATCGCCCTCCCAACGGTAGCCATACACGCGGGAGCGCCCGTTTAGAATGCCCTCCGCCATCCGCTTGCGGATGCCCCATTTCACGTTGTCGCTGATGGAGCGGCTCTCCTCCTGGGCAAAGGATGCAAGGATCGTCAGCATCAGCTCACCGTCCCCGCTGAACGAGCTTATATGCTCACGCTCGAACCGCACCTCCACGCCAATGTCCTTCAGATGCCGGACGGTTTCCAGCAAGTCCACCGTATTCCTGGCAAACCTCGAAATGCTCTTTGTCAGGACAATACCGATTTTCCCAGCTTCGCAGTCATCCAGCATACGCTTGAACTCGTCACGCTTTGCCGTTCCCGTGCCGCTCACAAAATCGTCCGCATAAACTCCAGCGTATTCCCATTCGGGGTTCTTTTGGATGAGCGAACTGTAGTAGCTTACCTGCGCGGATAGGGAATGGTTCATCCTCTCGCTTTCCATTGAGACGCGGGCATAGGCGGCGACCCGTTTCCGCTTTTTGAGAGTCGGAGCAGTTGGCTCCACGCGGCTTATTTTCGCCATAAAATCACTTCCTTCCGCTACTATACATCACTCTTAAAGGCTATAAAGTCAACGATAATCCGGAGAATAACGTGCCGAAAACAGGCTGGTATTTCGCAAGGAAAATTGTATCAATCTGACGATACTCTTCCTCAGAAATAAGCCCCTCGGAGAGCATTTTTCTTGCCACGCTCATCGTAGCTTGGTAGAGCTTTTCCCTATTGAAATTGTCCTTACCCACGGAGGACACCTCCGAACCGATCTTCAATGTAGCATTCATGGCTGCAGTACTTCCTGCGGCTGTTGCCATAGACCTCAAACTCCCTGCCGCAGCTGGGGCACTTATATTTGTATATGGCTTTCCGCTTCACAATGTCGAGATGGGAATTCCACCATTTGTTCCTGCAGGTGTCAGAACAGAACCGTTTCGTTTTATGCCCGAAAATCTGGCGTATCTCCTTGCCGCAGCACTCGCAAAAACGCGTACCCGTTTCCAAAGTCTCAACTGCCTCCGCAGCGGATACAGAGCCAGCACCGATGTTGTTTCTGCGGCAGTAAGATTTGACTGTGTTCTGCGATAAGCCAAGCGCAAGAGCAATTTTGCCGTAGCCATTACCTTTGGCGCGGAGATTCGCTATTTCCCTTTTTTGTCCATCCGTCATTTCCTATACACCTCCGTCTGTAGGGACGCCTGTCAATCGTTATCAGGTCGTCCCTTCTGACAGCTATGTATTGGGAAATACCAAGACTCCTAATTTTGCGCAAAAAAATAAGGTCCACCAGAGAAATCTCCAGTGGACCATAGCAGTTTCTATCAGATTTTCTGTGCATAGTACAAGGAAATCCAGCCAGCGCCGGACTTCAGCCGCCCCCAGCCCTTGGTGGAGCCAGGGCCGTCCTTGATCTCGGTGATAGTGAACACGCCAGCCCCGGTGAACTTTCCAGTTGCGGCGGTGTTCGTTCCGGGGCCGCTGCGGATGCGCAGATCGTTGATGTTGACTCGTACTTTGAAGGGAACGGCGGAGGTGGCAGAAGCTGCACCGTCAGAGGTGGCGAGGATGGCCTTGAGGATAGTGACGATCTTCTCCCCATAGCCCGCGCCGGTGGCCCAGCCCTTGCCCTGGGGATTTTCCTTCTGGCCCAGCCACTCCACCACCTCGGCACACCCCCGCGCCACATACTTGAACCGGGGATCAATGCAGCCATTCTTCAGCGGTTCGGTAGAAGCGTAGGCTTTGAGGTGCTGCACCTGCGCCCGGATGCCAAGCTGGGGCGTGTCGAAGGAGTTGCCCTTCAGCCCATTGGCGGTAACACCCATACCGCAGAAGTTGTTCTGTTCCAGCGTCACGGCGGAACCGGAGAAAGTGAAGTTTCCAGTTTCCAGACAGGACTGCGCAAAGGCGATGTCGCCCCGCACACCCTCCACCGCGCCCTCAGAGAGATAGAGCGGCACCATATCCAGGACGCTCTGGGCCACCTTGGGATTCTTGGCCTTGATGTAGGCTTTCATCTGGTCGGCGGTCGCCACCGCCGCGCCCATGATTTTCGTGCCGGACACACCAGCGGGCGCGGAGGTGGAACCACCCATAGCGGCTTTCACCGCTTTACGGAATCTGTCCATCGTGTATCCCATGTCGAGCTGTGTCCAGAGATGATCTGGGTCGCCGTGATTGGAGGCAATGCCCAGCTTGCACCCCTCCTTGTGGCTGACGATTACCCCAGCACCGAGCGGGTTTAGGCTGAACTTTTGGCAGAGCATGGCGAACAACTCCACCGCTGCCTCGTAAGTACGCTTTGCCACACTCTGGGCGGTGGCCTTGTCGGAGCAAGTGAACGTAGCCCCGCCAGTGTACTTGATGCAGGAAGGTTCGCACATCTCAATCCCAATGTGAGAGTTGTTACCAGAGCCGCCGCAATGCCAGCCCCGGTGGTTCCAGGGGAGGCACTGGTAGATGGTGCCATCGTTCCCGTCAATAAAGCCGTGGACGCAGGCCCGGTCATAGCTCGCCTTGTTCCAGTTCTTGATGAACACTTGGGCGCTGGGCTGGGGGCAGCCCACAGAGTGGAGCATCAGCCCCTTGACCGTGATTTTCCTCCCCGCCTTGTAGCAGGGGTTCTTGGTCAGAATGGATTCCACCAATTTCATTTACTTGTCCTCCTTCCCGGACTTCTCCGCCCGGTCGTGAAGCTGGGCGAGGATGTCCTTCAGCGTTTCGGGGATGGGCAGGCCCAGATGGGCGGCGTTCTCCAGCAGGGACAGCCCCTCGTTGGACAGATAGAAGAAGATCACCGCTGTGCGCATGACGCTCCCGGTTCCAATCACATCCACGTCCAGAATGTTGGCGATGCCCACCAGGAGGAAAATCAGCACCTTCCGGCAGATGCCTTTGAAGCCCACCTCGCTGGACAGCTTCTTGTCCGCCGCCGCGCACATGACTCCCGTGATGTAGTCGATGACCGCGAATGCCACCAGTGCGAGAAGCAGACCGTCACAGCCGCCCAGGAACCAGCCCAGCCAGCCGCCGATGGCGGCAAATGTGAATTGGATGCCGCCCCAGAACTCTTTCATTTCAAACACGTCCTTTCTGAAAATGTGTATAATAAAAGGCCACCCACCGAGCGGCGGACAGCCTTTCATACAAATTGGGATTACGTTGTCGATTCCTTTGCCTTGATATAGGCAGGGAGGCCATCGCTGACGATCATTGGGAGCCACGCGCCATCGGTGGAGTAATCGAATTGTGTGTTCAGTGTGATTTTCGCCACCTTGACCTTGTTGCTCGTATCTTGACCAAGAATGTAGAGGTACTGCTCATCCTCGGAGTAGTCCAGATATCCAAGCTGGGTGATAGTCCCCAACACCGATGTGGTGTCAAGGTAGCCAAATGACCCAGCCTCCAGAGTGCGGGAGAAAATGATGCCAGTACCAACAAAAATCAAGTAGATGCCTTTGCCCCACAGATAAGCGGCGGCGTCCATAAACACTTTTGCGCTGCTCGGTACGGGGAGGTTCGGCTTGATGCAGCCAGCTTTGATTTCCGAAATCCCAGCCCACGGGAAACTGTTGACATCGAAGGTGGCAAGTACCTTTGATTCTCCAACAACATTTATGGGGCAGACTGCGCCTCTCGCGGTGATTGAAAGCGATGTGTACCTGCTCTCTGTCGTAAAAAGATTGGACGGGCTGGAGGCGATGGAATAGTATCGGCTGCTGCCGCTTGAGTAAGCGTAGATGGAAACCATCTCTCCCATATTCTTTTCGGTATAACAGAACCGTTGTTTTTTGAAATGACTCTCATCGGAAGTATTGATATCGGTGTAGATGATTTGGGCTTCCTTGCTGCTGTCACTCCAAGTGAGCGCCCCTGGGGAGGATGAACCGTAAGAGTATCCTCTCTTGCCAATCGCACAGTAATATGTTTCTACCCCTCCTACCATTTTAGAAACAACATATGGTACATAAGAAACCGGGTCAAATATGGGGTAGTAATAATAGCTGCCCGAAGTCTCTTTTTCTATCGTAGTAAAGGGCGGCTCTATTTTAAGTGAATCTTCATCACCAGAGAACTCCGCAGAAAAAACCAGGAATTTATCGACCCACGAATATTCATTGGGGGTATTATTGTCACTTCCGCTTGCAAGGAACTGAGCAAGAAACAGCCTGGCCTTGCTGCCAGAGTGGTGCGGGATGATGGAGAGAACGAGGGGTTTGGCGTTGCTGGGGGCAATAAAATCGGCAAAGTAAGTGCTGGTGCTGGACACGGGAATAGCCTTGACTGGCTCCTTCCCAGCAAGGTCTACGCCATACAGCTTTCGTGCGGAAAAAGAATACACCCACATCCTGCCAGCGTAAATGGCGCCATTGCTGATCTGCGAAGGAATCTCGCCGTTAGAGAGCAGCATGAACTTTTCGCCGCTGGGCATCAGCTTGCCAAGCACTGACACCAGTTCCGGGTAGTCTGCCTCATTGATGTAGCTGCCATCACACTTGAGCCAGCCTTCACCAGCACTGGCGCTGGACATAAATTGAATCGTCCCCACAGCGACCGTCTTGTTTTCCTCCTGCCTAATAAGCTCCTCCCGCAGCTCCTGGACGCCATCTTCCAGGGCGGCAATGCTCCCCTCTGTGTCGGTGAATAGGTCTTTCAGCACATCCAATTCACCTACCACATCGCGGGCGGTGAACACACAAGTGCCGTCCGTCACCCGGTCGCCGACTTGGGCGATACCACTGTACTCCACCGGCTCTGCGTCCGCCGTCACACCGGGGGTGGTACAGTAGAGCGTTACCCACCCCGGAGCATTTTTGCAAGTTACGAAGTCACCTTTGAAATATTCGGTGGCCCGCTGGAGGGAACTGGCCCCGCCGCTGCCGGAGGCCCCGGTGATATTCTCGAAGGTCGGCACCAGATTGGTGATGCCCGTCCTGGTCACGCCAAAGGTCGCCAATTCTAAGTCGTAGGCGGTGTTATTGTAGTTCACGTCCTCGTCCCCGGTCAGGTCGGTCAGCACCGAGGCGGTTTCGGTGAGAAGCTGGATCGGCTCGTCCGCATTGGATAAATCCATGTGGATGTAGAGCCGCCCTTGGAGAGTGCCGGAGCCAGTGTTGAGGATGACACCGACCTCGCAGTCGTACA